ATCTGTGCTGTAAACTGTCCTAAATCTGACATTCCGAGCGTTTCAAAAGTTTTTGAAAGTAGGTTGGAAGAAGTTGCAACCTCTAATGCCGCTGCACTTAAATTGTCTTTAATTTTATTTGTAGCCTCTTCAATCCCTTCAACATTAAGGCTGTCCTTTGCTTCGCTTAATTCATTGACACCATCTATCAGATTTTGTAAAGCTGATTCCCCTTCATTTTCTTGTCTTAAATCGTTTAGTTCTGCTTTTAATTTTTCAATTATTTCAGGACTTAATTGTAATTGTTCTAAAACTTTATCATCTATTTGAAATATGGAATTATCCCATTTTTTGTTTTTATCATCACTACTTAAAAAATCAACTAATGCCTGTAATTGTTTTATCAATCCATTCTTTGCAATTCTGTTCAGGTTAGAAGTAGAAGAAAAAAGCTTTGAAATTGCTGTCGTTGATTTTAATACATCTTCAGCCAAGTTACTTATTTCTTCATTTTTTTTCTTTGTCAATGCGGTAACTAAATCCTCGTCTCCTTTGGCTTGTGCTGCTTTAATCTGCTTATCATATTTCTGTACAATGAAAAGTTTTTTTTGCTCAAAAGTTCCCAAATTTTTAACTGATTCTGCGTAAGTGTCTTCAAAATCTTCAACGCTTTCAAAACCGAGTTTGTGCAACTTTTCATACAACCGAATTGCATTTGCAATTCTGGCTTTGTCGTTTATATCAGTAGTCTTAATAAACTTTTTTTGAAGCACGTCCATATTATACTCATATTGAGCTTCAGCATCTAATTTTTTTTGATTAAAATCGGAATAACTCTTTATAAGAGCATCTGCTTCCGAATTAAACTTTGCCGTTTGTTCACGCTCTTTGTCTGATATAAGTTCAATTTTCGCCTTATCTTCTGAAGTATTCCCAGTTATTTTCTTTTTTTCCTCTTCGAGATATTTAAGAGCATCTAAGGTTGTTTTCTGTTTTTCAAGTTCAATGGAAAGATTGTTCTCAAAAGCTTTAAATTCTGCACTGTTTTTCGGGTCTGTAGTCTTTGTCTTTGTCTTTTTTCCATATTCTTCACCGGTCATAAGTTGATACTGTTCTTTCAGTGCTTTTAAAACATCTTCCTCTCCCTTAATATCTTCTGTACTGACCGTTCCAGATTGCGCCTTTTTGCGCATTTCGTTTATCTTTATTTGTTCCGCCTTAATTTTCCCAATAACCTCAATTAGTGTTTGAGTATCTGCGGATACTATCTTCCCGGCTTCCTTTTCTTTCTTTAAAAATTCAGCAAGAGCCGACTGTGCTTTTTCAAGCCGTGTGGAATATTCTTCATAATGTGATGAAAGTTTTGTGTTTCTGTTAGTCATTACCCAGGCTGCCGCTGCCGTTCCGCCTGTCAACGAGGCTCCGGCTCCCTGACTTTGCATTCTTTTTAATGCCTCATAATTTTCTTTCTCGTCCTCAACTAATTTTGTGTATTTATCAACTTCCTGTCTTAATCTTTTTTCTTCCGCCTTATCATTTTCATCATTAATTTGCTTTAATAAGGTTACTTTGTTTGACAGAAGAAAATTCTCATAAGACATATTTTTAAATATAGCCGGATATAAAGCTTGTAAATCAGTATAAGCTTTATATCTATCCTTACGTGTTAGCGTTTCATCCTGTATCTTTTCAAATAATCCGGAGGTTTTTTCTTTTAGTTCTTCCTGCTTTTGCTTAGTTTCATCCAGCTCCTTATTATAGTCTTTAAGAGCTTTTTCAGCTCCGTTTGATGCTTTTGCAATCTTATACATAGAAATTGCAAAAGCTGTGATTGCTGCTGCAACGATTAAGTAGGGATTTCCCAATGTTGCAGCGGAAATTTTCTTCATTACATTTAACAGGTTCGCCTTAGCAAGTGTCAACATCTTTGTTCTTGCTGCTTCCACTGCCGCTGCATTGCTTAGTTCAATTGATGCTAAAGCTGCCAGTTTTTTTTCAAGTACAGCCTGTCGTAAAACAGCAACGTTTAATTTCTGTACCGCAGAAACAATCATTAATATAGTCTTATAGGTGCCATAAGTTCCAATCAAACCGGTTAAGATTGTTCCAATTTGTTTGTAATGAGATACCACATAAGAAGCCCCCGAAATAACATCACTAATTGCCCCTTGAGAAGATTTCCCAATTTCGTTGAACATTATCGATATGCTATCCTTTAAGTTGGAAATTTTACCGGTAATCGCCTTGGATTGTTCATCCATAAGGTCATAAAATTTTCCACCTTCAGATGTCATTGATTTTAAAGCTTTCTCAACTTCGGGAAATCCTATTTTTCCGGCAGTTACCAATTCGCTGACCTTTTCTTTTGCAACTCTAAACTGTTTTGCAAATTCGGTAGTTAAATCAATACCCCTACCTGTAAATTGTCTCATATCCTGTGTGAACAAACGCCCCTGTTGCCGTGTAGTTCCATACAGATAAACAAGGTCGCCCAATGGAATGGAAAGCCCGGAAGCTATATTCCCGAGCATTTTTAATTCACTTGATACACTTTCAGCACTTGAACCGTAAGCCAATAATTGTTTAGCTCCCGTTGCTACATCTTGAAGATTAAAAGGAGTAGTAGCAGCTAATTCAACCATTTGTTGCATTAACTTATCGGCTCTATCCTTGCTTTGTAACATAGTTGAGAAAGCAATTTCGAGTTGTTGAAACTCACCACGTACTGTAGCTATTTCTTTTACAGCCATAGCGGCACCGGTAAACGTTAGCACATTTCCGATGTTATTACTTACCCCTTCAAAGGCTTTATCAATTAGGCTTGTTTCACGTAATGTATTTTGAGAGAAATTTTTTATTCTTCTTTCAGATTCATTGACGGCTGCTAAAAGCTGCCCATTATTGAGAATTGCAGTAAATTCGAGTGATCCGTCTTTGTTAGCCATTTTTAGAATTCCATTGAGTTAATCATCGCCGCTATCTGATTTGCGTTTTTCTCCGTAACCTTTATTTTTTCATTTCCACTACCTTTTTTATCATTTTTATCATAATCATATCTGGGAGCGTCAATGAGCATTTTTTGAACAGTTGACCAGGCAATTCCTGTGTGTAAATATTCCCAAGTCCATCCGAAGCGTTCGCAAATAGTTCCACGCTGCCCGAACGGGCTCTTTAATCCTCTTTCTCTATCAGATGCGGAATCGCTGTCCTTTTTGTCTGTAGAAATCTGATAGAGGTCAAAAAATCCGTCAAGTTACTCATCGTATTAATAATTATTACAATTTGAAGTAATGCTGACGGCTTTAATGTTCTCATAAAAAGAGAAGTTAATTCACAAACCCTTTTATGGTCTTTTTTATATATGATTTTACCGAATCGGTTTTCGACCGGTTTGTTATATTCTTCTCCAATCACGGCAAGTGCCGCTATTTTTGCACATCTTTTCCTTGCCGAATACGAAAATGTGTTTGCGTATTCTATAGAATCCGACCCTAAAATTCTTTTTTCATCAAATTCAAGATCAATAGCTTCTTTAGAAATACGATCAAGTGTCGAGAGCGTTGGCTCGTCAATATGAAAATGCAATTCGACCTCTTCTTTTTCGAGTTTTGAAAAGAAATGTTTGCGTTTGTAAACAAAGTCCTTGACGGTTAAATTACAGCCGTTTGCTAACAGCCTGTCAAGTTCTCCTTTTTCTTTCTGTAAGTTGCTTTTATCAGTATTTTCCATTGCTTAATATTGTTAGTTTAAAAGAAAAATCCCGCCCGTGAAAGACGGGATTTTCTCACATGAACAAAAAAGAATTAAGCAACATAAGGAGTAGTTCCTTGTATCGGTTTTCCGGCAGTAACGGCCATTGGCGTAACGGTGAAGTCAACCAGGAAGATTCCTTTTGCCTTAAATTCAGCGTTTACAACAGCCTCTACATCCGCATTCGGAATATTGACTGTCATGCCTGATTCTGCAATAACTTGAATAGCCTTGTTGACAACTTCTTCCGTTCCGTCATATCCCCAAATATTATCAGAAGATACACTACCGGGGGTGTATGAACCTCCCACATATTTTGAAAGAAATTCTGGGTCCGGATTCATGATAGAGAATTTTAATACCGGTACCTTTTTTTGTTTTTTACGAACCTTTGGAAAAGGATTTCCCTCTTCCTTGTGTTCTGTTACATCGGCAGGATCCTGTTTTAATTCACAGGTGTCTTCGTATGTTTCCCCTATTTTTTCTAAAGTTTCTGGCATGGTTCCGTTTGCGGCTGCTACACCTACTTTAATTTGCGAAAGCCCAAATGTGTATGTACTCATAGTTTGTTTAGTTTTAGTTAGTTAATTAATATGTTCCAAAAAATTTTAATATTAGAAAAATGTTGACTAATGTCCGGTTCCGCAATGGTATTTTGACTTTCAACAGATAGAGAAATTCCGGTAATTTTTGCCGCTCTTAATATTGATAAAACTTCTTTTGTAAGTGTTGAAATCCGTTTCCGGTTCTCAACCTTTTGAGTTCTACCAGATATCTTTACATCAATATCAGGAACAAAAATGTTAACATTTGAAACTCCTGTTTGAGGAGTGCTATCCTGCGTGATAGTTAGCACGTTGATAGCAATATCTTCTTTTTCGGAGTTTAGCGGACGTTCACCGGCATAAATATCACCCGAAATCATTCCTTTTACAGATGATTCGTTAAGAATCCTGTAAAGAATAGAATCCATATCGAATGAATCTTTTAAAGCCATAATCGTGAATTTAATTGTCCTTTGTCAAATTTTAATACTGTCCCTTTTATCCGTATGTTTTCTTCGAGCGTATCGGGTTGATTGCTTATTAAAACAGTCTCACCGTCTTTAATTTCAATATCCGATTTCGGAAAGTAGATAACGGAAGTTGATTTTATCACATTTCCGTCAGTGGCTTTAAATTCTCTGCCACGTCCGTCCGTTTCTTCACGACAAATTGACAGAAATTCGATAGTCGTTTCCGGTTCAATGTAATTGCCGTCTGCGTCTTTCGAGCTTTCTGTTGAATTTGCTATCCTGTAAAGATAATGGGGATATTGTATTACTCTCATTTCACCACCTGTTTGAACTGTTTTTTACTTTAGCGGATAAAGCACTACGAAGTCCAAGCTCTGCACAAAGTTGATTGTAGTATAGTTTTACGGCCTCAATATTCCAGCTTATAGAATAACTTCCTTCAGAGATGTTAGCAATTGGAAGAATATTAGATAAATTTTTATAGATTGCCATTCTACAAGCTTTTAAATCCAAAGGCGATGTAGGGTTTAGCGTCCCTTCTGCAAGGATTACATCAATATCGTCTTCTGATACTTGAAACTTCGATAGTGCTTTTAATAAATAGTCTTTATTAGTCATTGTAGTGTAAGAATGTTAAACATTCCTGATAGATTGTTATTTCGTCCAAGTAGTAGCGTCAACATTCATAAGCAATGAACGATCGGCCAAGTTCCAAACAGGGAATAGATTAGCAATTCCGGAAGTTACTTCTTTAACCGGGTCCTCTTCGGAATACTTTTTAATCAAAGTATGTCCGTTCATCACCTTTATTGCTGGGCTGCCGGTTAAATTCATGTCGATAGGTTTCTTCCACATTGTAGTTCCAAGAACCTTGCTTTCGCTAAACAAGATAACGTTGTTGGCAAAAGGATTAGTGGTTGTACGGGTTCCGTCAGCTTTTTCAATCGTAATTTCCTGATCGACCTCGATTATTTGAATACCCTTGAAGGCAATTTTTTTAGCAAGCGTTTGATTGATTGCATCCAAATCTGGAGCTTGAGCCATTGCTGCAAGGTTAGACAGGTATGAGGCGCAAGTTTTGATTGTTTCTTCCTGTTGAGCGAACAAAGCAAGCGTATCGGAGTTCATAAACATGTATTTGAACGTTACGCCAATATCCTTTCCGGCTTTGATAGCGGCTGGAATATCTTTTGTAAACGGTTTTCCTGCATAAGCAGCATAAACAGTGTTTACTCCGATTTTTTGAGTTGAAGGCATTGCATAATCTACGTCAAATTCAGTAACAACACTGTTGTTATTTGCATTTGTCATCGTTACTTTGCCAAGTGATATTTGTTGAAGCGCAAGCCATTCTGCACGGGCGGCCACGGCATTCCAACAAAATTGAGTGTCCTCTGCCCAAAATTCTACAATTGCTTTCAAGTCAGGGTTATTTCCTGCCATTGCAAGCATAATATCATAATCGGTAAGGGCGTCCTCATCCTTGTCACGGCTTATTGCAATTTTTGGAATATCTCCCTGTATACGGGCAATAGCCTCACGGGTCTTTTTCGGCAAACGTGAACCACGGGCCACGAGGTCAGCGGCAATTCGTAAGCCGGCTTGTCCTTGCAACATTTTCCATGTCAAGGTGGCGGTTTCTTTCAAAGGAAAGAGTGTCGGATAGTAAAAGTCATGCAGATTATAAGTGTTAATTATAGCCTGAACGTCTTTCTCTGTTAATCCTTGTATTAATGTTTTATTCATCTTAGAGTAATTTTAGATTATGAGTTTATTGTGAGATGTACGTAATTCCGGTTAATTGAGCTTTGACAAAATCCGGCACTTTAGGGGCTACGTTTTCATTAACGACAGCTTGTAACCAAGCATTAATGAAAAGATTTGAATCTGTTTCTACAGAATAATTCTGTCCAACAATAGCAATAGCAGTTTCAACAGAGATCGTAGATACTGTGAATGTTTTTTCTGTCGTTCCACTAACTTCTGTAACACAAATAAGAGCTTCATCATCAGCAATTGCTTTGCCGATTTGAGCGGAAAGGGTCAACGTATCGTAAAGCTCCGAGCTGTTACGGTCAATATCGGTAATAGTTTTCCCGGTCATCGGATCGGCTCCGGTACCTGCAATAATATCACCTACAACGAAAGAGTGTCCTTTGTCAACTTTAATTTCAGTAACTGTTTCTGTAGCAAATGCACCATGAGCTACTCCGTCATGAGTTACAGTTGCATCTGTGGTAATTGTGCATTGAATAAGAATATCTCCTGCATTTTTGTTTGAAACAAAAGCATTTGAAGAAATGGTAAGTACATCGTAGTCAGAGTTGCTTTTATCGATTGAAACAATAGTAGCGTTGTCATTTTTTTCGGCATTGCAAAGAGAATTTCCTGCAACAAAATGATGTCCTTTGTTCACTTTGATAGTTGTTGCTCCCCCGACATAAGAATCTTGAACGACAGCGGTTTTTATTGCTTCATATAAGCCGGAAGATGCTTTTGAAAGCGGTGTTCCTGCATATAAAACACTTCCACCCAAAATCGATGATTTAACAGATATTCCACCGGGGATGTCTGCTATTTTATGCAAAATAGCCAATGAATCACGGAAATCTGCTGATTTTTTAATCGTAAACATGTTTTAGTTTTTTAGAGTTAGTAAAAGTTTAAATTTTCTTGCCATCCAAATTGTCAGCCGTTTTAGCTTGTATGTATGCTTGCACCGCCGGTGATTCTTTCTCCGTAGATGTTGATACATAAGGCCTGCCTCCGGTTGATAATTTGCTATCTGCAAGTTCCTGAGTAAAATCCGAAATATTCTTTTCCGTTTCGGACAAATATTCATTGAAAGAATCATCACTTTCAAAATTCATACGGTTAAAATCGGAAATGATTTTATCACTATACGTTTTGGGAGTATCTTTCAACTTTCCTTGAAGAGTTTGAAGACGGGTTTCCTTGATTTTAGAGCCTTCAAAAGCAGATAATTTTTGTTGAAACGGTTCAACGGCAGCCTTAACGGCGTTTGCCACAATAGTGGCAATGTCATCTTTACCGGATTCCTGTTTTGGATTCGGATTCGGGTTTGGATCCGGCTCCTTTTTTTCAACAAAATCATACTTCTTTTTTAAGTTTCCTTCAAAAGTTTTGTTTGATTCTGAAACTTCTTTGTCAACATCTTTGCGCCAGTCCTTGATGAAAGAATCTACCTTTTCAGGTGTCAACTTATCAATAATTGCTGTAACTTCTTCTTCTTTTTCGATTTGTAACGATAGCATGGCTGCTAATTGTGCCAAACCGTCTTTACGCACGCCTGCGAATTTTGCGACCAGTAATGCGAGAATTTTGTCCTTCATAATATTTCGTTTTTTATTAGTGATTGTAGAGCAACAAAAATATTATGTATTAAGGAAATACAGCTATAATTTTTTATAAAGTTATAAAAAAGTTATTT